ACTCATGATACGGAGGACGTTGTAGTTAACAGCGAACACTTTGACAATACCAGCAGAGAGAGAGGAAGGGAAGTTGTTAAAGCTGAGTATAGTGTTGTCAATGCGAGAGAAGTTGCAAGTGCCGCTTGGTTGATGTTCTTCAGGGTTAAGAGCAAACGAGTAGAGATAAATGTGTTGTTTGTTAGCAGTAGCAATACGAGCAGTGTTAGTGTGGTGTTTGTAGCCTTGAACGCGGCGGAAATATTCCATACGGCGTTCTTGGAAGCGGTCTTGACCATTGAGCTTGAGAATAGCAGTTGCACCAGGGTTGGTAGTGCAAGCTGCATCTTCAAGTGTTGTAAATTGGCAAGGTTGTTGGGATGCACCACCGCGTGCTTGGGATGCAACTTGGTAAACCCAGATGAGTTCCTTGCAAGGGTGGTTAAAGTTGAGTTCAGTGCGGAATGTAGTGCCAGAAATAGAGGCATCCCCAGTGAATTGGAGTTGTTCGATAAGGTATTCGTGGCTGACTTGGGCAAAGCGGCGGCGTTCATCAGTATCAAGGTAGATATAATCAACCCAGAGTTTAACAGTGGTAAGATCCATATTAGCACCAACAGATGCAGCTTCAGCTAAGTCAAGGTTAATCTTAACTTCGTGGTACTGGAGTGCAATAAGAGGAAGTGCAAGACCAGGGTTGCGGTTGAACCAGAACATAAGGGGAACATCAAGCTTTTGGTTTTGGTCAGCAGTAGCAACTGTGTTGCCAACCATTTCATCATAACCAAGACGCTTGCCAGCAGGTGTGCTAAGTTCAGACCAGACATCCATCCATTCACCATATTGACGGTCAATGAGTTGGCCACCGATTTCTACTTCGACTTGCTTAACCAAAGCATTACCATAACCATACTTTTGGGTAGCAGTAGCGGTCTTGGTAAAAAATACTTCGAGCCACATATCCTTGATGAGGTCACCATTGCGGCTGATGGTAGCAGTAACACGGCGGTTGTAATCAACTGCACCATTGAAGGTTTGTTCAATTGATTCCATAGCAAAGTTAGTGTGACGACGGTAAACTACCTTGAAGAAGGTAATTTGGGGATTACCAGTAAGGTAAATATCTTGTGCGCCATAGGCGACGAGTTGCATAAGACCACCTCCCATTTTAGATTATTAATAAGATTTATAAGATTAGATTATTTTGCTTTTATTACTTTATCAATCAGAAAAAAAAATTAAAAATTTAAACTTATTACAATGTGATACTCTATTTATAATCCAATAAATTTTAGTTACACACTTATTTTATTTTTACTGTATCTTCTAAATTAAAATGCCACTCCTCCCATAATATCTTTTATCAATTAAATACATTGTCATAATCAGGTGTTAAATATCCGTGATACTTGAATTTATCAGCTGAGCGTACTCTAAAAAATTTCTCATATCTAGGTCTCAAATAAATATCTTGTGCACCATAAGCTATTAATTGCATAAGAGCACCTACCATCCTATCACAACAAAAATTATTAATTAATGTATTATTTTGGTATTTAAATTAATTATCGAATGAAAAATGGGAAAATAAAACTATATTACTCTTAGTTGGAAACCCACCTAATCTACGCTTAGTTGGAAACCCACCTAATCTACGCTTAGTTGGAAACCCACCTAATCTACGCTTAGTTGGAAACCCACCTAATCTACGCTTAGTTGGAATAAGCAAGACCACCCATACCACTCATAATACGGAGGACATTGTAGTTAACGGCGAATACCTTGAGAACACCAGTAATATTAACATAAGTGAGTTGGAGAGTGGCGTTATCAATGCGGGAGAAGTTGCAAGTGCCGCTAGGTTGGTGTTCTTCGGGGTTAAGAGCAAATGAATAGACATAGATGAATTGAGAGTTATCCTCATAGATGGGGCGTTCATCAAAAGGGTCAGTGTCAGTATCATTTAAGTATTCCTTAGAAAGGAGGCACACTAAACGGCTGCTACGAGGCATATGGGTGTGGTGCTTGTATGTTTGAACATTGAGGAAATATTCTTGACGGCGTTCTTGGAATCGGTCTTGGCCGTTGAGTTGGAGTTTAACCCTCATAGTGTTGGAGGTACCATCAGTGCCTAGACGAGAGAACTTGCAGGGTTCAGATGCAGCACCACCACCACGCTTTTGAGTTGACTTTTGTCCAACCCAGATGAGTTCCTTGCAAGGGTGGTTAAAGTTGAGGTCAACACGCTTAGTGCTGCCGCTGGTCAAAGATTCATCACCAGTGAATTGGAGTTGTTCGATAAGGTATTCGTGGCTAACTTGGGCAAAGCGACGGCGTTCATCAGTATCAAGGTAGATGTAATCAACCCAGAGGCGGAGACGGTCACCAGCAAAGGCGAGGTTATTGCCGAGGGTACCGCGGCGGAGGTTGGCAGCGGTTTCAATGTCTAGGTTAATCTTGACTTCGTGGTATTGGAGTGCAATAAGAGGAAGTGCAAGACCAGGGTTGCGGTTGAACCAGAACATAAGAGGGACATCAAGTTTGGCCTTGGTGTATTTGCGGCTAGCAGTTTTCCAGGTATCAGAATCAGTATCCGAGCTACCAAGTTGGGTGTTAGGAACGTTGCCAACCATAGTATCATAACCGACACGTTTGCCTTCAGGAACGCTAAGCTCAGACCAGATATCGAGCCATTCACCATATTGACGATCGATTAATTGACCACCGATTTCGATTTCAACAAGCTTAACAAGGGCATTGCCAAGACCATATACGGCATTATCAAGAGCTACGGTATCAGCAAATTCAAGTTCGAGCCACATATCCTTGATAAGGTCACCATTGCGGCTGATAGTAGCTGTTACACGCTTGCCGAAATCAACAGCACCATTAAAGGTTTGTTCAATTGATTCCATAGCAAAGTTAGTGTGGCGACGGTAAACTACCTTAAAGAAGGTAATTTGAGGATTGCCAGTAAGATAAATATCTTGAGCGCCATAGGCGACGAGTTGCATAAGACCACCTCCCATTTCAGAAAATTATTAAGTTTGATAGATTAAAGTGTATAGATTATTATTATTTGATAAATAAGGTTTTTTTTAGGAAATAAAACGAATAATTTTTTTTGCATATAAGTAATTACAATCATAATTTGCATACTATCCACTTACTTTATTTTTGTCTAATAAAGTATTACATATAAAAAATACTGGTAGTGATAACTAAAAATAAAATCAATCATATATAAATATAATAAATAAAATAATAAAAGTAAATGTGGCAATTAAAAGATTTATCAAATCCAACCAATAATTTTTATATTGTGATAACATTATTCATTATTGCTTTGTCGTCAGTGAGTGGTATATATTATTTTGGCTCTCCTAATACAAAATTAAAAATGTCATCTGTGCTGGGTGTATTTGGTCAAGTACTTTTAATATTTAACATACTTTTACTTATATATGATAAACTATTACAAAGATTTAAGGAACAAAAAGACGTTTTGGCCAAATTAAATGATTTTACAGTATCTGCAATCGGGAATATATTTAATAAATTTGCAGCGGATAAAAAAAATTTAGGTACATTGTATAATGAAATGGTGAAAGGTCAATATAAAACAACTAAACCAGAATTAACTTATGAGGAGGAAAATTTCCTATTTATATTATTTCAAACAATTGAAAATGTGTACAGAACATATTATATTAGTGGCGCAAGCAAGGGTCAATATGATATATCACAATATGATGGTTGGGAACAATTCATATTACAAACCCTAGCAAGTCCTAAGGTTCAATTGTTTTATAAACAAAACCGGCATTTATTTAATAGTCTAGGTTTTGATAATTACCTTGATGCTGCATATTTTACCAAAGTAAAGTTATATGTAGACATTCACTAGGTATTTTTTTCAATGTTTCATTAATATTTGTATTTCTTTGCATTGTCGTGTTTTTTTTAAAAACTATTTTCTGGCTAAATAAATAAATTAGGATTTATAGACTTTTGTCTTTTCTATACTACACAAAACACTACCAATATAAATATATTGTTATATAATTTGTATGCAATCTGAAATAATACCATTGTCTAATAAAATATTAGGCAAAAATAATTTTAAGATTCAATCCAAATTTCAAAAAGAATACCAATTTGATACCCGAAAAACTGAATCGGAGAAAATATTAGTAAAATATCCAGACCGTATTCCTCTAATTGTTGAAAAAATGCCAAATAATAATTTATTACCTCAAATAAGCAAAACCAAATTTTTGGTACCTAGTGATATAACTGTCTCCCAATTTATGTTTATAATCCGAAAATATTTAAAATTAGAACCTAGTGTGTCTATTTATTTATTTTGTGATGGAATAATACCAAGCGCTAGTGAAACTATTTCCAATATGTACTTTAAACACTCTGATGCTGATGGATTTCTTTACATTTTCTATGCCGGTGAAAACACTTTTGGTTAATTAAATAATAATTATTAGTAATTAATTATTTTTTCTGTTTTTTTATTTTACATAACAACAAAAAAAATATTTGATAGTAAATAATAAATAATAAAAAAAACAAAAATTTTTAAATGCTT